CCATTTCAAATATGTCTTGTATGTCTTGGTGTATTATTTCTTTTTTTAATTCCTGCCACAACTCCAGTGTGAGTTGGGCGTCACGCTCCGCGTAAGCTCCAACGTACATAGCTGGTAGTTTATACATCTCTGCCTTAGGATCTACACCCCAAGACTTTGCTGCTTCGTATAATGCTGTCTCGTCTTTACCTTTACCAACATAGTCTCTACCACAACCATTTAAATCATATCTAAATCTATTCTCATCAACTAAAGATGCAGCTATCATTGTGTCTACAATCTTACCACTTATCTTAAGTCCTAATGCTCTTATCCAACATACGTCGTACATTGCGTTGTGAAATATTTTTATAGCTGGTGTATTAAGTTGATCTTGAAACCATTTGAGGACCATCTTACGATCCATGTTACCACCGCCTTCATGTGCTATTGGATAGTATGCACACCAATCATGTGTAGCTAAAGATATACCTACAACATCTCCTTCACCTACAACAGAACCAGACCCCATTCTTTTATTTAAGTTTGGATCTTTTGTTTCTAAGTCGATTGCTATCTCATCATACTTTGATAGATCAGGAAAGTCTTGTGGTCGTAGCCACTCTGTCTGCGGTTTAAATGTTATCTTCACTTTCGTCCTTCCATTTTCTGTATCCGTCTACCCAGTTTTCTAACTGTTCGGGCGTAGCATCTTGTAACTTCTTTTTCTCTAATTCGCAATAGTGAATTATCTTGTCGAGATCTTCAACTCCGTTTTTGTGCATGTACCTGCAAACGTATTTTATAACACAGCCCTGAAAGAACGAGAGATTATTTTTTGAAATAAACTCGTACGGCTGAATGTCAAAGTACATGTAATGGGATCCACCTATCTGCTTGTTCTGTGGTTTGTCCTCATCAAACATATTTACATCTGTCATATTTTATATCCTTTGTAATTATCTTTTGGTCTGACAACATGTAAATGATTCTTCGCTCTAGTTGCACCAACATAGAACAATCTATTTTCATCGTCAGGATTTTTTTCGTAGTTGACTTGTGTGTTTCTTGATAGATCTGTCAGGAGAACTACGTTATCCTGCTCACCACCTTTAACTCCGTGTATCGTAGACAACGATATCCTTGGAGCTGAATTTAATTTCTCACCGTTTTCTCTCATCCTTCTAATGTATCTTATACTCCTACTAGGGGCATTGTCAAAAGCCTCGTACCAAACTTTGTCTGTCTTCAACCATGTCCGCTCTCTCAATCCAGCCATGTCATAGTTTGCATCTTTGTTCATGTACTTCAAAGCTTGTTTCTCAAAATGGTTTTGTGACATGTAAGATGCTATTCTTTCTAATTGATCAAAATTAATACTCACACCTTTACGCACATTTTCCCAATCCGTCACAGCTTTGTACAAGTCTTGTTCCTTGTTTGTTTTATATTTGTTTTCATAATACAACCCCTGTGAGTATAACTGTTCTTCTAATTCGTTTAACATAAATCTGGTTCTAGCTAGAACTAGCCAATTACCTTGTTTCATGTTAATTTGTTTAAATTCATCGTAATATGAAAGTAATCCTCTTTGTATTTTTGGTCTCCACTCTTTTGGTAGTCTGTTTTGTATCCTATTTACTATGCGTGATGCCACATCATGAACTACCTGCGGTATTCGGTATGACTGTGTCAACTGCATTATCTTACC